TATTAGCATTTTCTATCATATTTATACAGCTCTTTTGGAAGTAACGGTATTTATTATAAATGCTACGAGAATACGAAACACAGAGTACTTTGAATCCCGAATTGTGGGATGGAGAATGTCTTAAAAAAGGACTTCATTACAAGTTTCTGCGTATCGCTAAACATTTTTATGATTTTCTAGAATTACCAGAAAATGTACGGGTACTAGATGTGTTGTTGATAGGTAGCAATGCAAATTATAATTGGACGGATACATCGGATATTGATCTGCATGTTGTGATAGACTATCAAGCAGTTGGAGACAATTTGCATCTAGTTAAAAACTACATGATGGCCAAGAAAAGCATATGGAATACTAACTATCCGTTAACATACAAAGGAATGGATGTTGAATTGTATGCACAAGATTGGAATGAGCGTTTACATTCTTCCGTAGGACAATATTCTTTGATGCGTAGCAAATGGATAAAAAAGCCAAATGCAGACACAGTTAGTATCGACGACGAAGTAATAGAAGCAAAAGCAGCACCATTAGAATACGAAATACACAAATTAAAAGATTCAGACCCTCAATTAGAATATAAAATTAAAAATATCTTGCAACGCTTGTACAAGATGCGACAAACGGGTTTAGAAGCTGAAGGAGAATATTCAGTAGAAAACTTAGCATTCAAACGATTACGAAATAAAGGTTTATTGGATCGGCTCAAAGAAATGAGTAAACAGATTACCATGACCCAGTTACAATTGGATGAAAATGTAGATAATAACAACGTTCTTAAAGAATTAGCATCACATATATTAAGAAAAAAATCATTGGATGATGCCGGATGGGGCAGAGTGTTAAAATACATGAATGCTATTGAAGATCCGCAAGGACAATGGAAACATCCAAAACGATGCACATTAATACCTAGTGGAAACATAACAATGCGCAATGTGCCATATCGTGTTTTAGGCATTGATGATACAGGGCATACCAAAGTAATGCACCCGGAACAAGATTATGGATATCCTGGAGGCAAAGTTTTAGAAATACCAATGACTCCAGAACATAACACTATATTGAAACAATTAAAAAAATTATTAACTGAATTAGATTTTTAAATATGGCATCTAGAGGTTTAGGCGACGACATAAAAAAAATTACATCTGCTACTGGGTTAGATCAGTTATCAAAGCGAATTGCACAGATACTAGATGAAGATTGTGGTTGTGATAAAAGACAAGAATGGCTAAACGAAAAAACTAAAAACTGGCCTATTTATAAAAAAAGGAATATGAATGGCAACGATAAAGAAAAGTGATATTTACGACGGTAATACGGCAAAAGCCGAACACATAACCAGAATCATTGATTCATTGGATGGTACTACTGCTACTGATATATCAATAACAGGTGCAACTACAATTAAAGGTTTAACTACTACAGGAGGCCAATCAATTGTTTCTGGATCAGGGGAATTAAACATAGAAGCCGGTAATAACAGTGTTGTTAATTTAACAAATGCCGGTCGTGTTTCAGGTCCAGGTTTTGTGTTGCCACTTTTCGAACCGGTTAATCCAGTTCTAGGATCAGCATACTTCGACGGGGCATCAGAGTTATTTATTTATGATGGGAGTCAATGGATTAGTGTAGTATTAGCTCCATAACAATATAAAAGGAATCTAACAATGAAACGAAAATTAAATGAATGTGGTTGTGGATGTGGTGCTGCTAAAGGAAACTGCCAAGATTCAAGAGAAGGCAGTATGGCTAAACATGATGCCATGGAATGTGCAGAAGATGCACAAGATGTAGCTAATATGATTGAAGAGTCAGACAATCTTCCAGAATGGTTAGAAGCTAAAATAACATTGGCAGCAGATTATATGAACAAGGTTAAAGATTACATGACTCACTATGTTAGAGGAACAGAGCCAGCACCTTCATATAACAAATTACCAGTGCGAGGAGATGACTTTAAGCCAGCATATCCTATGATAATACAAACCCAAGACGAAATGAAAGATCTCATGAAAGAGATTATACGCAAAGTAGATGAAAAGAAATGGGCATTGTATTCTAAAAAAAAAGGAACGGACGCCGTAAACGACTAGGAACATTTGATTCATTGAAAGCAGCAAAAAAACGAGAACAACAAATAAACTATTTTAAACATCGATGATACGACTAAAAACATTATTAACGGAAGCAACTGCAGTTAATCCTAGTTTTGTTGCATATATTAAAGATCAAGAAGGATCTAAAAAAAACGAGAAGGGACAACATGTTGCGTATCTAGATAAAGTACCAGCAAAGCCATTATGGACAATTGGATATGGACATACCGGCGCCGATGTAAAATCAGGATTAGTATGGTCTGAAACAAAAGCGACAACACAATTAGAAAATGATATCCGATCGGCTGAGAAAGCTGTAAAAACTTATATTGATTCAAATTTTGGGCCAACTCAATTAAATCAAACGCAATTAGAAATGTTAGTAGATTTTGCATTTAATGGTGGAATAGGTATTTTAAAAAAATTTCCTTCGTTTACTAAAGCTGTTGTTAATCTTGATTGGCCGACTATTAAGAAAGAATTCGTACGTTATTCTGGAGGAAAGCGATTAGGAAAGAGAAATGATGACTTTGAAGCTAGATTTATCACTCCTAACTTAAATTCTAAAAAAACTACATTTAAAGACGTTAAAACGGCACTTAAAAATTCTGGAGTTGATTATACAGATCCAGAACTACAAACGCGTTTAGAAAAAGGACCACCTAAGTGGTATGACTTTAAATAGTAAATTATTTGGTTCTTTCAATCATATTTATTATTATAATAATATGAATTCAAAAGAAAATTTTGTAGAACACTTATTTATTCGTTCCATCAACATCATGAAGACGAATTGGTGGCAATGGCCGGATGCGTGGGATACGCAACGAAAGCTACAATTTCTAGAAGATTCATTAAGTTATGCAGAAACAAACGAATTATATGAGCAGTGCGCAATTATCAGAGATGTCAAAGAAACGATCAAATAAGAATACAAAGTATGAAATTATTCTACATGATGACTCTACAAATACATTTGATCATGTTATCGATTGCCTTGTAGATATTTGTAGTCACACAGAGATGCAAGCACATCAATGTGCGTTAATCACACATAATAACGGACAGTGCTCTATATTTGTAGACACAGAAAGTGAATGTGAATTAATTTATAGTTTACTACTCAGAAATAAATTATCAGTTACAATGAACAAGTATAAAAAGAAATAAAATGTTTAGATGGTTACGAAAGATTAGAATAGGCATACTACATGCTGCATACCACCGCAACATGAAACTTGCAGAACAAGCAAGAAAAAAACAAGACATTGTTGCATTTAAAAAATATGTATATCGAGCAGAGGATGCTTGGAAAAAACTAATACTAACAAAACAAAAATTAAAAATTGATGGGTAAAAAATCAGCACATAGCGGAGAATCTCCAAAAGACAGATCCATAAACATAATGGACAAGTTCATAACCAGAAACACAAATCGAGAACGAAACAATCCGGTTAAAACTGGCAGAAGGAAAGATCCTAACATTCCAGTTAATCTTTGGCCTCTAAAAGATCAAATTGAATATTGGGCATCTCGTACTGATGCGGATCGTTTTGATGAACAGTATCCGGTATACTCTTATTGGATAACTGAAGTGCAAAAAAAGAGTGGTGTATATCCAACTACATTTACTGACTTTACTAAAAAATTGAAACCGCAATTGCAAGAAATGTTTGCGAGTAAGACATCAGTTAGAGACGCCGTGTCTGAACTCAGAAAGCATGGTGTTTATTAATGAGTGAATACAAATATATTTATGGGCTTGGTCGGTCTTCGTTAAACATACCTGAAAGTGAAATTAGGTATGCAATGGAGAACACCAAGTCTAATGCAGAAGCAGCTCGGTTTCTCAAAGTATCATTTACATCATACAAGAAGTATGCAAAAATGTATACAGACCGAGAAAGCGGTAAGACACTGTATGAGTTACATAAAAATCAGTTCGGAGTAGGGATACCTAAAAACATTGCTCGAGCAAGCAAAGGTGTTTATAGCATAGACAAAATATTGCAAGGAGAACATCCCAATTATCCATCATGGAAGCTTCGCAATCGACTTTTAGCTCTTGCAATACTCCCAGAGAAATGTGCAAGTTGCGGATATGAAGAACGCAGAGTTACTGATGACACAGTGCCACTCCTACTAGACCATATGGATGGAGACGATACAAATCATCGCATAGAAAATTTACAGATGCTTTGCTTGAATTGTTACTATCAACAAACAGGAAATCCATTTAAACAAGACAAAGAAACATATTGGAACTATAATTTATTGGATTGATATTTATATAATATATGGTATCGATGAAACAACTTGTGGTTGAAGGACGATATGATAGCTTAGTAACAAGGTTATCTAACAAGTTGTTAGGCGTCATTAAAGACAGCTACT